GCAAACTAACAGTTAGAGCAAAAGAGTTACAGTCAGAGAAAGATGAGTATGCTTCTGCTATTGTATCTCCTACCTCTAAAGATGCTTATATAAACTTCAAGTCTAGTGCAAAGATGCAACTAAGAACCTTTTCAACAGATGGATCACAATTCCAAGGAGAATTGAAAGGTAAGACAGCTTCTCAAGGTAAGATTGGAGGAGGAGTATTGAAGATGCTTTTATCTAAAAATGGAGCAGGAGATATTCCTGCACAGAAAGAAGCATTAAAGAGAGCAGTAGAGTTATCAAGTTCTTTTATAAAAGAGTTCATTGAGTTAGCTAAAAAACATGGAGAGTTCAATATTACAGAAGAAGAACTAAGAGAGAAATCCACAGATTGGATCTCTTCTAAGTATCAAGCACTTTATGTGATAAAGGTATTAGAAACAGGTGACCCTGAAAAAGTAAGAGATGCAGTAACTGACATAGTAAACTATGCTGGATCTCAGAGCTCAATATCATCAGTACACTTAAAGGTCAGTTAAAACATATTTACAGATATGAGAGGTTTTAAGGAAGAATAAAAATGGATACACTAGATAAACTCATACAAGAGTGGTCATGGAGAACAGAAAAGGGTTATCCAGATCTCACTAACAAAGACGATCTTAAAATCTTAAGAGAAGTTTTTGGGATAGACTTAACCGAAGCTTATACTGAATTTCCTACCTCTGCTGAACAGATAAGCAACCCCAAAGTAGCAGAACTGTTTAAAGTAGTAAAATCATTCCCCGGACTGAAGGTCGAAGACCCGATAGCACTAGATCCCAGTAAGAAGAATAGCCCTAAAATAACAAGAGCTCTAAAGAATAATAGAGATTTTATAGAGCATTTAGAAAACGGTCTAGGAATTGAAATAGAAGATATTAACGAATTTATCAAATGGAACGGTCTCTCTATTAGTTTTGGGGAAGGTTCAAGAGGAGGTAGAGGCGTTAATAGTAAGGGGTTGAAGTTTGAGGAAGAGATTGCTCAAGACTTAAACAACTATAAAGCAGGAACTGAAGAATACATTCACCCAGAACTTACTAAATCAATTATAAGAGAGTTCTCACTAACGACTACTAACTTTAACGTTAAGAGTGAAGGAGGAGAAAATAAGAGAAGACCCTTAGAGTTTACAGAAAAAGGACCGATCATAGGATTCGCAGGAGAGAATTTAGCTGCAACACTTACTGACCTGACAATTCTCAAAGGATCAGAAACCATATACCTCTCTCTAAAATTTGGAGGAACTCTAACATTCTTTAACTCCGGTGTCGCTGTAACTGTTTTCCCCAAAGACGATTTCTCCGATGGTAAGATAGACACTCCGAACGGCGTATCCCTTTTGGATACTTTTGGTATAGACAATGAACTATTCTGCAAAGTATTCAATGAATACAAAGAAGATGGATCCGGTCCTGACTTTTCACAATACCATAAAGTTACTACTGACTACGACAAAGAGAAGCTATTTAGATTAGTAGAAAGCGGCATAGGTACAGGTTACTATATGCTAAAAGGAGGTAGAACGACTGAATTCTTCTTCGTAGGAGACGAATATAATAAAGCAGCATCACAACCCACCTCTGGTATAGAAATACAGTATGGAGGAAAAACAGGTAAAGGTAAGAGAATAGATATTGTATTTGAATCTGAAAAATATAAATTTAAAATCAATATTCGAAACAAACAAGGGAAGCTGTACCCATCACATATTATGTGCGACTACAAGAAAAAGTAATTTATATATTTACATATAATGAGAGGTTTTAAATTCGAACATATTGTAATCTTACTATTAGGAGGATGTCTTTTATGGATAACACAATGCCGTAGAACAGATCCTATTGTTGATGAGATAGTAAAGACAGAAGTTATAGTAAAGTGGGACACTGTAAAGGTAGAGAAGACAGAGTATGTTCCTAAGATAGTTGAGAAGGTAGTTATAAACATAGATACTTTCTCTACACCTATTGATACTGTTTCTGTATTGAAAGATTACTACGCAAAATACTTCTATACTGATACTATTCAGATAGATACATTAGGTTCTATCATAGTAAATGACACTATTACTAGAAACTTAATTTCATTTAGAGATGTTCAATCCAACATATTCATCCCAACAACTACAGTTACTAATACTGTTTACCTCTACAGGAGGGAACTTTTCGGAGGTATTTCGATAGGAGGGATGATAAATCCTGTACAGAGTGAATCTCCAATAGATTACATTAGTGGAGAGTTGATGTATGTGAATAAGAAAAGAAATGTATACGGTTTTGGTTTAGGAATAGATTCAGATTTCCATCCCATCATATCAGGCCGAATGTACTGGAAGATAGGAAAATGAATGAACAAAAGATAGATCCAAAGAAAGTTAGAGGAGCAATCCTACAGGAGTATGCAAGGTGTAAAAAGGACCCTGCTTACTTTATGAAGAAGTATTGTTATATTCAACACCCACAGAGAGGAAGGATACCTTTTGAACTGTATCCATTCCAGGAGAAGGTATTGAACATATTCAGAGACAACAATAACATTATTACTTTAAAATCCAGGCAGTTAGGTATTTCTACTTTAGCAGCAGGATATGCAATGTGGTTGATGCTCTTCCATGATAATAAGAATGTATTAGCATTAGCAACTACTCAACTTACTGCAAGGAACCTAGTCAACAAAGTACAGTTCATGTATGAACATTTACCTTCTTGGTTGAGGCTAAAAGCAGTAGAGAAGAATAGGTTATCTTTGAGACTTAGTAATGGTTCAAAAGTTACTGCTAAATCCTCTAACTCTGATGCAGCAAGATCAGAAGCAGTATCACTGTTATTGATTGATGAAGCAGGATTTATTGATAACATTGAAGAGACTTATGTTGCCGCTCAACAAACCTTAGCAACAGGTGGGCAGTGTATGGCTTTATCTACTCCTAATGGAATAGGAAACTGGTTTCATCAGACCTGGCAAAAGGCTGAGTTAGGAGAGAACAGTTTCACACCTGTAAAGCTACCTTGGTCAGTACACCCTGAGAGAACAGAAGCATGGAGAAAGTTACAAGATAGAGACTTAGGTCCAAAGATGGCAGCACAGGAATGTGACTGTGACTTCTTATCTTCTGGAGATACTGTATTAGACCCTGAAGTACTAACCTGGTACGAAACCTCTTCAACTGTTCAACCTATTGAAGTAAGGGGAATAGATAGAAACTTATGGATATGGAAGCATAGAGATCCAATGAAGAGTTACATGGTTGTAGCTGATGTCGCAAGAGGTGATGGACAGGATTTTTCTACCTATCACATCCTTGATGTAGAAGGAGCAGAACAGGTAGCTGAATACAAAGGTAAGTTATCTCCAAAAGAGTTTGGTAATGTATTAGTAGGTATTGCTTCTGAGTACAATGATGCTTTATTAGTAGTAGAGAATGCAAACATTGGTTGGGCTACTATTGAACAGATTATGGAAAGAGAGTACAGAAACCTTTACTACTCTTCCTCATCAGATCAAGAGACTGTTCAGAGTTATATGGCAAAGTATGAGAGAGACAAGCTAACACCTGGATTCACTAACTCAGCTAAAGTAAGACCATTGCTTGTTGCAAAGATGATGGAATATGTTCATGAGAAGTCTGTAAAGATTTATTCAGAGAGATTACTAAAGGAGATGAGAGTATTTATCTGGAAGAATGGAAAACCTCAGGCTCAAGTAGGATACAATGATGACTTGGTAATGGCATTTGCTATTGGATTATATGTCAGAGATACTGCTTTACAGATGAGACAACAAGGGATGGATCTAACCAGAGCCCAGTTGAGTTCTATAACAAATCTAAATAAAAAAAATAATTCTGTTATTCAAGTTGGTTTTCAACAAAGTAATCCTTATCTTATAGATAATGGATCAGGTCATGTTGAAGACATCTCTTGGTTACTAAAATAGAACTATTTATATAAAATATAACAATAGATGGCAGATACCACATTATTTAGTAGACTCCAAAGACTTTTCGCTACTGATGTAGTAGTTAGAAATGTAGGAGGTACTCAACTGAAGATCGCTGACATCAATCAGATTCAGACAACTGGTAAGTATCAGACCAACTCTCTTATAGATAGGTTTTCCAGACTTTACATTTACAACAATAAGAATATCTTCAATCCTAATCTGAACTATCAGACTCTTAGGATACAGTTATACTCTGATTATGAAGCTATGGATACAGATCCAATTATTGCTTCTACCTTAGATATTATTGCTGATGAATCTACATTGAAAGATGATGTAGGAGATTTAGTAACTATCAAATCATCAGATGAAAACATTCAAAAGATACTACACAACTTATTTTATGATGTTCTCAATGTAGAGTTCAACCTATGGTCTTGGACCAGACAGATGTGTAAGTATGGAGACTTCTTCTTGAAGTTAGAGATCGCAGAAGAGTTTGGTGTTTACAATGTTATTCCTTATACTGTTTACAATATGGTGAGGTATGAGGGTAGAGATCCTAAGGACCCTACTAAGGTAGAGTTTGTGATTGACCCAGATGGACTAGCATCATCAGCAGATCCTAATAACATCCCAAAATCAGATAAGAGTACAATCAGATTAGATAACTATGAAGTAGCACACTTTAGGTTGATATCTGATACCAATTATCTTCCTTATGGTAGATCTTTTATTGAACCTGCTAGAAAGATCTTCAAGCAATTGACCTTGATGGAAGATGCAATGCTGATTCACAGAATCATGAGAGCTCCTGAAAAGAGAGTATTCTACATCAATGTAGGACAGATTCCTCCGCAGGAAGTTGAGCAGTTCATGCAAAAGACTGTCAATCAAATCAAGAAGACACCTTATGTAGATCCACAAACAGGACAGTACAACTTGAAGTTCAACATGCAAAACATGATGGAGGACTTCTACCTACCTGTTAGAGGATCAGATACTTCTACAAGAATAGACACAACACCAGGTCTACAGTATGACGGTATTGCAGATGTTGAGTACTTGAGAGAGAAGATGTTTGCAGCATTGAAAGTACCAAAAGCCTACTTTGGATATGAAGGAGACCTTCAAGGTAAAGCAACACTTGCAGCTGAAGATATCAGATTTGCAAGAACAGTAGAGAGAATCCAGAGAATAATGGAATCAGAGCTTACTAAGATTGCCCTGGTACACCTCTACACCCAAGGATACAAAGGAGAGAGTCTAACTAACTTTGAAATCTCACTAACTAATCCTTCTATTGTTTATGAACAAGAGAGGATAATGTTGATGAAAGAGAAGATGGATCTAGCATCTACTATGGTTGACTCTAAGTTATTCTCTACAGAGTATGTTTATGAAAACCTCTTCAGTCTATCTGATGATAAGATTATTGAAATGAGAGATCTTATCAGACAAGATGGTATTAGAGGATTTAGAATGGCACAGATAGAGAATGAAGGTAATGATCCTGCAGAAACAGGAGTATCATTTGGTACACCGCATGATTTAGCTTCTCTATATGGTAGAAGAGCATCATCTGATAATAAAATACCAGTAGGGTATGATGAATCAGAACCAGTAGGAAGACCTATTGAGAAAGCAAGTAAGATAGGAACACAGGATGATCCTTTAGGACAGGATAGATTAGGTGCTGGAGATATGAAAGGCGGCTATGATCAGACACCAGATAAGTTACAAGAAACTTCTAATCAAAGAACAAAATCCATCTTCTTCAAGAACAAAGATATGTTCCAACCAAAGAAAACTCTCTTATTTGAGAGTAAGGAAGAAGAGTCTAAATTACTAGATGAATCTAATATTAAGGATTTAGAGGATTAACAAATATTTATTAGAGTAAACAACTACTGATGAAAGTAAAACACAGTAAATACAAAAACACAGGATTGATATTTGAACTCCTTGTAAAGCAAGTAGCTTCTGATACTTTAGAGGGTGTAGAATCACCTGCTCTAAAGATCATAAAGAAGTACTTTACAGGGAAGTCCACCTTAGTTAGAGAATTTAAACTGTATGAGTTTATCTCAAAGAATAGAGGTGTATCTCAAGTACAAGCAGATAACATTGTATCTACTATATTAGAGGTAGCTAGAAAGATGGATAAGACTCTTCTAAAGAATCAGAAGTACAATCTTATTAAAGAGATCAAGGACTCCTACAATGTAGAAGATTTCTTCTCTATGAAAGTAGCAGATTACAAACCCTTAGCAGCTACTTACTGTCTAATAGAAGCTCACACAGTAGATACTTTAGTAGATCCTTCTACCTTAGTAAACAACAGACTTACAGTATTAGAACATCTAACTGCTAAGAAGCAAGATAAAACATCAGTCAGAGAATCTTTAGTAGAAGAGTTTTCTAAGTATGACAAAGATGTAAGGATGTTGACTTACAAGATCTTATTAGAGAAGTTCAATGGTAAGTACACTACATTACTTCCTGAACAAAAGAACTTATTGAAGGAGTTTATTACTTCTAACTCTTCAACAACTAAACTCAGAGCTTTAGTAAATGAAGAACTAAAGAACATCCAGAAATCTCTATCTCAGTTAGAAACAGGAATAGATAATAAAGTAGTAAAGATCAAGGTGAATGAAATCACTAAAGGTATTACTTTACTTGCTAACACTGAAAAGGTAACTGATGATGATTTAGTTACATTGATGCAGTACTATGAATTAGTCAAAGAACTAAGATCAGTATGAACAGGGTAGAGGTAAGAGAGAGACTAACAAGGGTAGTGAAGGAGATCCTTCATGAGGAATCAGAACCCACTCCACCTGCACCTGAAGCACCTGGTATTCCTGGAGCACCTTCTGAAGAATCAGAACCACCAGTAGAGAATAATGTAACAGGAACTGGAGCAAGCTTTACTCCAGGGGATGGAGCACAATACGCCACCCCATCTGCATTTGCAGTAAATAAAGCAGGAAAAAATAGAGCAACTAAGTTTTTAGAGAAATTAGGATTTAAAACAGTAGAGAGACCAGAGCGTCCTTCCAGTACTAAAACTGCAGATTTTGTATGAGACATTTACAAGAAAAATATGTTGGCGTAGAGAGTAACACATTCTCTAAAGCACAATTCAAGAGAGACGCTATTATGGAGTGTCCTAATTTAGTTACTCACTTCAACTCTTATGAGGAAGTGGTAACTATCTTAAAGAACAGGAGTATTCTTCAAGAGATCAAAGATGTAGAGTACTCTACTTCTAAGCCTGAAGATTACCTATCACCTGATGTATTAGATACAGCAATAAGATGTGAGTTAGATGATAAGTTCGGTACTTTAGATGTATCCTCAGAAGATTATGATAAAGCTAAGAAAGAAGCTATCAAGAATCTAACCAAGGATCAACTCTACTATGTAAACAAGTATGGTGAGCAAGAAGAGAC